CTCCCGATACTGATATGAACTATCTTTTCCAGAGTATGAGGGAAACCATTGATTCTCTCAAGAAAAACATTGACACCTGAGAGCAACACTGTTATAATATCCAAGTCATCCGACAAATCCAAATTAATCCGAGGTAATCCGAATGTCATTTTCAGATCTTAAGAAACAATCCAAACTGGGCTCCCTGACCGCTAAATTGGTCAAGGAAGTAGAGAAAATGAGTAATACAAGTTCTTCAGGCGATGAGCGTCTGTGGAAACTTGAAGTGGATAAAGGCGGTAATGGTTATGCCGTTATTCGTTTTCTCCCTGCTCCAGATGGTGAAGATCTACCCTTTGTTAAACTGTACTCCCATGCTTTCCAAGGTCCTGGTGGTTGGTACATTGAAAACTCCCTGACCACTCTTGGTCAAAAGGACCCTGTGTCTGAATATAACACGATGCTGTGGAACAACGGCACCGATGCTGGTAAAGAGACCGCACGTAAGCAAAAGCGTAAACTGACTTATATTTCCAACATTTATGTTGTGAAGGACCCTGCCAACCCCGAGAATGAGGGTAAGGTATTCCTGTATAAGTTCGGTAAGAAAATCTTTGACAAGATCACTGCCGCCATGCAACCTGAGTTCGAGGACGAGGAAGCAATCGATCCGTTTGACTTCTGGCAAGGTGCCAACTTCAAACTGAAGGCAAAGAATGTTGCTGGTTATCGTAACTATGATTCTTCAGAGTTTGCCCGTCAGGATGCTCTGCTTGACGATGATGATGCAATGGAAGCAATCTGGAAGAAAGAATATTCTCTCCAAGACTTTGTTGCTGCTGATCAATTCAAGACTTATGATGACTTGAAGAAGCGCATGGACTATGTGCTTGGTAATAAGAGCCCTAAGTTCCAGGATCAAGAAACTCTTGAAGAAGAGTCATCTTTTGAGGCAGAAAGTCGCGCTCCTTCTGTTCCTCAATCAGTCAAGGAAGAAATTGAAAGTCTTTCTTCTACCAAGACGACTGATGATGACGATGATGCAATGTCATACTTCGCACGACTTGCAGAAGAGTGATTATGGTGAAGTAACTCTAGTATTCTCAGTACGTGCTAAATTTTCTGTCACATACTGAGATGATGTAGAGTAAATCATTTGATCCCTCATATCATTTAAAAACTGTTGTAAATATCCTCGTTTTAGTAAATAAATCGAGGATTTTTTATTGTTCTTTCTAACTTCATATTCCCAGTTAGTCACACTAATAACTGGATTTAGTGTTGAGTTATAATCATTTGGATCTGTGATTGTAAAATCAATATCTACTGTTTTACCTGCTGGAAGAATGAGTCTATCTTGAGAATCTTTTACTTCTGTTGTTTCGTAATGATGAACTGCATTTAATTCCTCACCATGTATTTTTTCGGCATATCTGTAGAGATGATAATTTGATAATGGCCATTCATCCCTTACGCTGATGATACCAGCAGTCATTAATACAACCCAATCTAGTTCAGCACTACCATAAAATTCTTCTGCTACTGTGTCTGGTCGTGCTCCATCTACTATTTCATACTTATCAAAGATTGTAAATACATTTTGCAGATCATCACGCAATTTGCATCTACGAAAAAGATTTTTAACTCTTAAGTAATTCTGTGATGAATTACTGTCAGATAAAAATGATTGATAGTCTAAGTCTGGTAGTTCTCTGAAGTATCCCATTTTAGTATCCTACTCCTTCTAATCCTTCTCCTTTTGTATAATCACTATCATAAACTGGTTCAAGTTCTTTAAAGGTCAAATCCATAATCATAGAAACTGGTGTTCCGTCACGATAAGTGGCATAAGTTCCTTCACCAGTATAATTGACTGATATGTCTGATAAGAAACATTGTTTAAACTTATTTAAGAACTTATGATCACTTAACCCTTGTCGATAAGTTAGTTCAAATACATTAGGTGTTTTTAAAAAAGTTGTATTTCCGCCAACTTTAGGTGCCATATTTTCTTTAAAGCATCTTATAATTTTTTTAATTTGCTCACCTTCGTCACGATTTCTTGGTGTCATTTTAAAAGAAAATCTAAAATTTCTTAATGTTGGTCCATTAAAAAGAAGCTCCATATTTGGATTTAAAATTGTTCCTTCTGATCGAGCAAGAATTTGATTTGGCGTTATATTCACTCCTAAAATTCCAACTGCCGAAGATGCTAGTTGTCTTGTGGCAAAACCTTTAACACCTTCTATTCCACCTATTTTATCACTCACATCTTTTATACCATCAATCGTCGCATTTTGTATGGCATCGAGTATTTTTCTCCCTGTTCCCGGAGTTCCACCCTTCCCCATTACGTTCATAATTCCGCCAAGAGCAGCACCAGCAATGCTATTTAATTCACTAGATCCATAATTTGTGGAATTATTATCTTGGATATTTGAGGGAATTGGTAATAATATAATTTCACCTAATTGTTTTGTATTTCTTCTTGTTCCTGGTGTTGATACAAAATTTGTTTTTACTTCTCCTCCTATAGGAATATAATTTACAACCGTAATCTGTAGGTAGTCAGTCTTATCTGTAAATGCCTTTAATGGATATCTTAATGGTTCCGCCATTTATCTTTTTCTAACTATTTAGAACTATTTTCTTAAAAGGTATCTCTCTGGCATCGGCAAGTTCATCTGGATAGATTTCATAAAAGTTTCCCTGAACTTCTGTCCATGTATATTGCCTTATTTGTCCCCAGTGATAATTAAATCCCCTAAATCCCCAACTATAGATTTCTGTAACGGCAACTAGTGGATTTTGATCATACTGAATATTTGGAGTTTTTGGAGTATAGATGAAGGTATAATATTTTCCAATATCTGGTACAACGACATAAGATTCTTCTATTTCTTCTAATAATTTTACCATTAGATCATCAGGATCTTCCGTTCCTATAACTTCATCAATTACTCCACGAATTCTATTACTATTATCATCTGTTGGATTCATTTGTTAATTCCCAATTCATCTTCGGTAATAACTTTAAATTCCCATTGATGATCTTCACAGAAATTTTTAGCAGCTTTCCATTTTGCCTGATTTCTTACATACTCTCTTGCTTCGTAGATGTATCCTTTTGTTTTGATATTTTGGGGTTTTGGTTGAACAGTTTGTTTTTTTGGTTTTACCTCAATCAACATTTTTTTAACCACACCACTAGATTCTTTTATTTTGATGTAAAAGTCTGGAAAGTAACGATGAATTCTATTATCTAATGGTGAACGATAAGGAAGAGCAATTTCTTCACTTGCCCATTCTAAAATATTTTCATTTAAATCACAATATTTCATAAATTTTCTTTCCCATAAAGATCTATAGATAATATTTGATGAATTACCTTTATACTTTCTAGGGAAGGATGGTTGATATTTTCCTCTATATGCCATCTAAATACTTAATAATGTAAAGACTCGTATAAGGTATTTAGAGTGGCAAATTCCCTTGTAAGAAAACTTGCTATGAAAGATGCTAGAGATTTAATGGGAAATCTAGCACAAACTAATCATTATTTGGTATCATTCTCGACATTAAAAGACACGATAAAAGGTCATTTACGATCTAAATTTGAGATTGGGGATTTAGATAATTATCTGTCTAGGAAAGCAGGTATTCTTTGTTCAGAAGCAAGTTTGCCTTCATCTTCATTGGCAACAGGAGAAGTCAAAGATAACTTTATGGGCATCCCTCAAGAATTTGCTCATACTCGTCTTTATACTGATATAGATTTTACTTTTTATGTTGATAATGATTACACTAATTTAAGAATATTTGAAGGATGGATTGATTATATTACTAGTGGAAGCGAATCAGAGGATGGTGTTAGTGAACTCGATGATAATTATTATCGAAGAGTAATGTATCCTGATGATTACAAAGTTCGGACAATGAGAATTATAAAATTTGAAAGAGATTATAAACAACAACTAGAATATCAATTTATCAATGCCTTTCCAAAATTGATTACTGCCATTCCAGTTTCTTATGGGCAAGCAGACATTTTAAAAGTAAGTGTGAGTTTTAATTATGATCGTTATATTGTAAATCCAAAAGGAAATTATAGCACCAAACCTTCTTTTAAAAAAGCAATTGATTTAAGTTTAGATGCTGAAAATTTTGCCGTAGAAAAATCAAAAGTTCTGCCAGCAGATAATACCATTGGCGATACTAGTTCTACTTTTGCGATTCTAACTCAACCGGCATATCCTAATCTTTTAGATAGTATCTAAATAAACATATATGAGTTGTAACAAACAGTATGTCATTGCCCAAGATTAATACTCCAACTTATGAGTTGGTGTTGCCTTCTACTGGAAAAAAGATTAAATATAGACCATTTCTTGTTAGAGAAGAAAAAATTCTGATTCTTGCTATGGAGTCAGAAGATATGAATGAAATTACTAATGCAATCATTCAGATTCTCTCTGATTGTATCATTACTAGAGATGTGAAGGTAGAATCTCTTGCTACTTTTGATATTGAATATCTTTTCCTTAATGTTCGTGCAAAATCTGTTGGCGAGAGTGTGGAAGTCAATATTACTTGTCCTGATGATGGAGAAACACAAGTAGAGACATCGATTGATATTGATGCAATTAAAATTCAGAAAACAAGAGGACATAAAAATATTATCAAACTTGATAATGAACTTTCAATGAAACTCAAATACCCATCATTAAATCAGTTTATTGAAAATAATTTTGAGGTATCAGAAGTTAAAAGTGATGTGAGTCAGTCACTTTCCATGATTACATCATGTGTTGATATGATTTACAACCAAGAGGAAAGTTGGGAAGCATCAGACTATTCCAAAAAAGAACTTGAGGAATTTATTGAGCAATTAAATACCAAACAGTTCAAGCAGATTGAGAAGTTTTTTACTACGATGCCCAAACTTTCTCATACTCTTGTTGTAAAGAATCCAAGTACGGGTGTTGAATCTGAAGTTGTATTGGAAGGGTTAGCAAGTTTTTTCAGTTGAGTATGGCTCATACAAATCTTGAGTCATACTACAAGATTAATTTTGCTTTGATGCAACATCATAAATATTCATTAACGGATCTAGAGAATATGATTCCATGGGAGAGAGAAGTTTATCTCACTCTCCTTCAACAATATATTGAAGAAGAAAATCTAAAGGCACAGCAACAGAATGGAATTTAAAAGTCAGATTTTTAAAGCACCATCTCTAACTAAAACTCCAAAGTTGAAGAAGACAACTTTTGCTTCTTCAACTTTTTCTAGTATCTCAAAATCCACATCCATTCCAAAAGTTAATTATGGAGGATTTGTAAAATTATTAAAATCTAAATCTAGTGGAATAGATTTGGAGAAAATATCTACACCAACTAACGATAATATTACATCAACATTAATAGAAACTAATAGAATTCTTGTAGAGATACAAAAGCAATTGTCTTATGACTTTGCTATGAGAATTGCTGAAGAAAAAGAAAAAAGACAAATATTTCAAAAAGAAAAATCCAGAAAAAAATTAAAAGCAGAAGAGAGTCAATTAGAAAAAGTTGGTAAAAAAATAGGTGGTGCGGTTGCAAAAACTGCTGGGAAAATACTTGCTCCAGTTAAAAATATATTTGATAAAATTATTGATTTTGTTATAACTCTTGGTGCTGGCATTGCAGTCAATGCTGTTTTTGAATGGTTAAAGGATCCAAAAAATATTGAGAAAGTAAAAGGATGGTTTAGTTGGATTAAAGATAATTGGAAATGGATGGCAGTTGCAGTCGGTGCAATTGCTTTATTACCTGTTATTAGTACTATTAGTGGATTGATAGGTCCTGTTGGAATAATTGTTGGATTACTTGCAAAAGCAGTTCCTCTATTGATAGGATTTCTTTTAAATCCACTAACTCTTAAAGCAATGCTTGCAATTGGGGCAGGAATATTAATTTATAAGGGTGGAGAATTTTTGCTAAAAAAAGCACGAAATTTGATAACTGGTGGTGAAGATTTTAGTGAGGCACATAATGTTCTTGATGAAAAATTAAGAAATGCTGGTCTGAATATGCAAGGTAAAACTAAGAGCACGAGAGGAATGGCTCCTCTAATTACGCCAGAACAGCAAAAAATTGCTGCTGAAGTTATAGCAAAACGTGGTCAATTGAAGGATCTTAAAAAGAAAATGGAAGATGAAATACAAGCAAAGAAACTTAAAATTGAAGAGGATGCAGGAATAACTATGAGTTCTTCTAATAGACAACTAGAATCTGTCACACCAATTAAGCAAAAAGCGGAACAAGATATTAGAGAAGATTACAAATTAAAAATATCAAATATTATAACTCCAACTACAATTGAACCAAGAAAGATGGGTGGTCCTGTGAAAGCAGGAAGACCTTATCTTGTGGGGGAGAGTGGTCCAGAATTAATTGTTCCAAATATTGATGGAACTGTGATTAATAATATGAAAACAGAAAAAATATATCAAATGATTTCCTCTGATACTAGAAGAAAGATAAGTTATATTGAACTCCCACCAATTACACAACAAATACCTCCACCAGAGATTCCTATCCCTGCTTCAGAATCTACAGTTGTTCCATTTATTTCTAGTGTTAATAAAGCAGATTACTTTATAGAAGAATCACCAAAATTATATGGTATAATGGTGTAATGTTATGAAAACAATAGATCAAGTAAATCAATTAAAATTAAATGTTACTAATATTAATAGTTTTCTTGTAAAGTCTAATAAAGAGTATAATAGACTGAGATCTGAAAATAAAACCTTAGTTAGAAGACAATCTGATAGAAAAGCAAAACAAGAAAAAGAAAAAAAATTAGAAATAAGAACTTCTCCTGTAGGTAAAATAACTGAGAATGTGCAGGATACTATAACTTCTGGTGGAAGTATTTTAGATAAAATCTTAAATTTTGGTGGTTTACTTCTTGCTGGGATATTAGTTAACAATCTTCCTGAAATTACAACCAAAGTTAGAGAAATTATTGATAATATCGTAAATTTCTTAACTCCAATTCAAAGTGGATTTAAGTTAATTAAAGCATTTTTTACTGGTGAAATGGATGAAAAAGAACTTGATGCTGACAAGAAAAGAGTGGACGATGCTTTAGAAAATATAAATGGTAAGGGTGGATTGATTGATCAAATTGCAGAAAAAGCAGGACCTCTTGAAGGTCTCATAAAAACTTTAAAACCAGCAATTGAATTGATTCGTGGTAAAATTGGTGGAAAAAAAATGGTTCTCGCAAAAAAAGGCGGGAAGGAAGGAGTTTTAAACAAAGAAACTGGAGAGTTTACAGAGAGACAGTTTACCTCTGCAGAGAGGCAAACATATGAAGGTAGATCTACCGGATCTACCGGATCGACTGGTTCTACAGAAGCAAATCAAAATGTTACTACTCTTGGATCTGGAAATACACAACTTAAGAATTTTACTGATCAGGATTTTAGCGATCTTGCATTTATAGTAAGTCATGAAGCACTTAGAGGTACTGACGATGAATATGGTGTTGCTGCTGCTGTCTTAAACAGAGTCACAGATCCTAGATTTTCAAATACGATTATGGGTGTTGGAACTGCATCTGGACAATTTGAGGCAGTATTTAGTGGTAAAGCATACAGAGATGAAAATCTTGCTAAAAAGTTGAAGAATAATCAGGGTAAAATTGTTGAAGCACTAAAAAAATTAAATGGTAGAACTGACTTCAAAGCATTTAGTAGCATGGGTCATAATATGGGTGATACTGATATTATGTTTGCTAATAATGGAAATTTCTATCACTATGCTGAGCAAGTAGGGAAATATGATCCAATTCCATCAAATATACCTCAGCACTGGAAAAAACTTATTGGTAACTATATACAAGCAAATACTGGAACCGGTCGAGATGGTAGATTTGGTACAGGAACATTTGGTAAGGGAAGACCATCGGATTCTTCTAGAGAATTGGCATTAAATAACCCAGATCCGAGAGAAAATTCATCGATAATTATTGCAGTTCAGCGGGTAAATAGTATACAAACTGTTCCTGTTCCTATATTGACATAAAAAATAAATGGCAAACGCAGCAGCACCATCAACATACGAGATTTTAACCATCAAAAAAGATGGTAGAGAAGTTCGATTGGATGGAAGGACAACTAGTTTTGACTACTATGAGAGTTTATTGTCTCCAAATGTAACGGCAACAATGACATTTGTCGATACTGGAGATTCTATAGAAGCAAGTCAAAAAACTGATAGGCAATCAAGAACTGGAACGATTTATAATACTTTGCCAATTACCGGTGAAGAAGAATTGAGGTTTAAAATAAAATCAAAATTAGGAACACTAGATTTTAGTAGAGAACCATTAGTCGTAAATTCTGCCTTAAATTTGGATCAAGAAAGTCAAAGAGAATCTGTATTGTTGAGTTTAGTATCAAAACAAGGAACAGAAAATCTCAATATACCGCTCAGTAAAAAGTATGATGGTAGAATTAGTGATAGTGTAAAAAGAATTTTAAAAGATGAATTTAAACTTACAGACGATAAAATTGATGTAGAACCCACTAAATTATCATATTCTTTTCAAGGATATACTGATTCTCCTTTTGAAAATATTATTGATTTGGCATCAAAATCAACACCTAATTTGGGAAATCCGGGATTCTTTTTCTATCAAACTCAAAATAAATTTAATTTTAAGTCCATTGATGGTTTGATATCAGCACCAGAAAAAGCAGTTTATTTTAGCTCTGCCGTAAATAAATCATCTATTGAAGATGATGGTAATGATAATAGAATTTTAAAGTATTCTATTAATAAGAATCAAAATTTACTCAATGCATTGAAGTCTGGAGTATACATCAGTAGAAACATATTCTTTGATCCAAGAACATTCAAGTATAAAGAAATCATTTATACACTAACTAATGGAAAATTAGAAAGATCATTGGGATCTGATCCATACATACCAAAAGGAGTAAAGAGCTACTCTAGAACTCATTCACATATTCTCGATATTGGATTCCATTCTGAAGGTATTGATACAAAGGCAAATAATAATCCTGAAGAATATCAGGCAAAAGCAACAATGAGATATAATTTATTATTTTCTCAGGTTGTATCAATGATGGTTCCTTGTAACCCAAACTTAAAAGCAGGTGATACGATACGATGTGAATTTGAAAAAATTACATTGTCGGAAAAAGAACAAGGGTCATTTGATGAAAATCAAAGTGGTAAATATCTTATTCTAAATTTATGTCACCATTTTGATACTAAAAATTCTTTTACATCACTAACTCTTGTTCGTGACTCATACGGAATATATACTAATAAAAATAAAGGGTAATGCTCCATAACTTAAGTAAAGATCCACTAATACCATTCATTGCAACCGTTGTTTCTTTTAAAGATCAACAGGAACAGGTAGAAGGTCTTGGATGGGGATATAGATATAAGATTGCCGTTATGGGAGATTATTCTTCCAATCAATCTGATATACCTAATTCTAAGATTGATTATGGATATTGTATAGTTCCAACAACTGCAGGTAGTGGAGCAGGTAATTTTGGTAAGTCAGTTCATGTTGCTCAGGGTGATATTGTTTTTGGTGTAAAGGTGGGTGGAAAAAGAGGAATATCAATTATTATCGGTCTTTTCCCAAGATCAAAAAGTATTGAATATGGAGTTACTAGATTTGATTCAGAATCTGGGTTCTATAAAGAAATAAAACCAACTAAATTAGTTCGTAGAAATGAAATAAGTGAACAGGGAGAAAATCCAAAACTTCCTAAATCCGAAAAAGGTGTGACAAAACAAAATAGACAATCACCTATCCTAGCATCATCTAAATAAAAATAAAATTATAAATGACGACTACATCAGCACCTAAACCAGATAATGGTGGGCAGTTAACAACAACTACAGGCACTGCAGTTACTCTTGCTGATCCTTGTAAGAATAATTTCTTTGATATAGCAGAAGCACATCTTGAAAACTTTTTTAATAAAGTTACTAATGCTGCTAATGTAATTTTAAATTTACCAAATGAAATTAAAAGAATTAGTAGATTATTAACAGGTGCTGCTAGTGGATATATTGGTTCTATTACCGAACAATTGACAGGAAAAATCACTCCGATTATTAGTAGGGGTTTGACAGATATTGCTAATAGTGTCGAGAAACTATTGACAGGAAAAAGTGTAACTGAAGTAATTAAAAAAACTACAGAAGAACAAGATAAACTTAAAGGACCCATTAAAGAACTTTTTGCTGGATTAGAATGTTTGGCATCAAAGGTAATAGATGCTGCAGAAAAAATATTTAGTGATATAATTAATGATGCTATCAAAACAGTTTTAAATGTTCCTGTATGTGCTGTTACCCAGATACTTAGTGAGTTTAATAACAAAGTTGCAAATATAATAGATTCTGTTGTTGAACCTCTTTTAGGACCGTTCAGAAAAGCATTTGATTTTGTATTAAATGTAAAAGATTTTATATTTGGTTCTATAGATGTTATTAAAAAGGTCTCAAATTTATTCAAGTGTGGTGAAAAACAAAAATGCCCTACATCAAGTAAGTATATAATTGATAAAGGTTTGGTGAAAGATAGGGGTGAGGAAGAGCAAAAAGGATTCTTACAGCAAGCTTTAACACAAGGATCTCTTTCGCAGGGAGTTTCTAATTTAATTAGCGACACTGAACTTTTTGGAATTAAGTTGAATGCTTCTGGTTCTTCACCTCTTTGTTACACCGGTAATGTATTGCAGTGTGGGATGCCGAAAGTTGAGTTCTTTGGTGGAGGAGGAACTGGTGCTGCTGGTAGAGTAATACTTGGCAATTTTGTAAATGAACTTGATACTGAAGATATAATCGGTTCTGTGCAGCGAACTGCAAGCATTATTGGTGTCGAGATTGATAATCCGGGTAGTGGGTATGAGGATACTCCTTTTATTACCTTCAGCGATAATTGTGATAAAGGATATGGTGCCTATGGTAGAGCAGTTATTGAGGGTGGACGTGTTACTTCTATCCTGATAACGAGTATAGGTGAAAATTACCCTACAGAAACGGATCAGCAAGATGAAGTCTTTTATATTGATGATGTAATTATTGAAAATCCTGGAACTAATTATGATGAAGATGATACTGTTGAAGGACTTGAACTAACAATTTCAAATGGAAGAGTTACTGCAGTTGGAATTAAAGACGTAGCATTCAATGGATATCCAGACCTAAATATCAATAGTAGTACAGGATACGGAGCTATACTAAGACCAGTTATGAGAATAGTTCCACCACAGAAAGAAGTTGTTCAAGTTATAGATTGTGTGAGGTAATATATGGGACAAGAAGCAAGATTTATAGAAACTAGCCCAAAACATATTAAGGAAACTGGTAATTCCAGAATGACTTATGCCGGAAAGTCGGTATATGTGGAAGCATCTGAATCAGAAAAGGGTCTTCGTTTTGTTCAGGGACACTACGAGAATGGAATCTCACAGATTCATGCTGAAGGAAAACTTCAGGTTGAAGCAGGTGCTAAAAATCAGACAGGGGATGTAGATTTTTTACTACACACGCTTAAGGGCGATCTTGCCACAAGTTCTCCATCTGGATCTACTAGAGTATATGCAGATACAATTGTACTTCAAGCAGCAACAGAAATTATAATCGATGCTCCTACAATAAGAATTGGTTCTACAACAATTGGTGGAACACGAGAAATAAAATTAATAGCATCAGATGTTAAAGTTCAAATAGCTGATAATGATCCTAAAAGTTTAGGTGATTTTCTAAAAGTCAGTAATATATTCAAGGCTGTTAGTGGTCCTAAGTCTACGATAGACTTTGCTAAATTTGTGGGGGTAGTATAGAATGGCTAACGTTCCAAATAACGTAGATTTTAGTCAATCAGGAAATTCGGTATTTGAAACTGTTTACATTTATGATACTCTTTATGTTGAAAATTTAAAAGTTGAAGGTGGTAGTGTTGATTTAGATGAATTAAATGTAAAGGATAAATTTACAGTTGGTTCAGACAAAAAATTATTTAATATTGATGCTTCAACAGGCAACATTGGAATTAATACATTAAATCCCGATAGAGAAATTGTAGCAATAGGTAGTGCCACAATTAGTGGTAATGTTGATATTGTTGGACCTTTTCCTAGACTAGGTATTGGATCGGATTATGTAGATCCAAATAATGAAAGGCAACTTGAGATTGGTCATAGTGCTAAAATAAGTAAGTATATTTACGATAGAAATAATAATAAAGGTGAAAATACCTTTGTTCTTTCTAGAGATGAGACTGGAATTATTTGGAGAGAATTATCCACAGAAATTCAGGAAGGTATTTTCTTACAGGAAGATGGTGAAAATGTTGGTGGTGGTGTTTCTTTCAGTACAATTAATTTTGTAGAAAAAGATAGTCTGGGAATTTCTACAGAAGTTCTGGGCATTACTTCTTCTGGAATTTCTGGTCTTGCAACCATATTCTCCAATGATTATTGGGGTAATAGTATTCTGATAGATGATACTAATACTGGAATCTATAGATTAACAAATGTTGGTATTTTTACTAATACTCCTTTAGTTCCTCTTCAAATTGGAGTTAGTACTGATACTGATGAAAATGTTGTTGG